CGTCGCCGAACGGATCCTCGCCGACCAGGGCTGGGGAGCGTGGGACTGTGCCTGAGGATTATCCGATGTTGACCGACGACGGTCGCTGGTCCGTCGGCGAGGTGCTCTGGATTGGTGGTGTCCTGCTGATGGGTGCCATCAGCCTGATCGGATGCTGGCGTGGGTGAGGAACCGCTGTTCGAATCCGAACCAGCGTGGCATGACGGAGAACACACGTGCTCCCTGTGCGGCGAGAAGTTCATCGGATGGGGCAACAACCCTGAACCACTCCGACGCTTCGATGATCGCTGCTGCGATGACTGCAACCAGTTCGTGGTCATCCCGGCGAGGATCGCGAGGATGCGGTAGCCAAGCAACACAACCACCCACTGGACGGGCGCCTCCACGGAGCGTGCCCGGCCTGCGTCTACATCCGCATGATGACAACACCGAAGCGGATGCAGGCCCATCGAGAGATGGAGCAGAAGTCGGAACCCAAGCAAGGAAAGAAGGCAACATGAACATCTGCTGCGTGTGCCAAGCCGATGGCGTGCTCGAAGCAGCAGGCGGCTGGTACTGCATCGACCACCTCGATGACGGGTTCCTCGCCGTCGCCGACTACCTCGCTGTGATGCGTGGTTGGAACCGCGTCGAGACGCAGGATCAGCTACAACAGTGGCTTGCCCAATGAGCGGCGGAGGTGGGACCCGGATGAAGGCATCGTCTTCATCGTCGTCGTCCTAGCTCTGATCTTCACCATCATGTTCTGGTTCATCAATCAACCTGTCCCTTGAGGACGCGTTCAGGCCCTCGTCCCCTTCGGGGGGCGGGGGCCTTTGCGCGCCCGAAGTGGGGAACCAGTCATAGAACTGCTCGACGGTGAGCACGCCCATCAACAACAGTCCGAGGATGACCGTGAATGGTTGCGGGTCGACGTCGAAGATGGCGAGCACGATGATCAGGGCACCGAGCACGAACTTGGTGAACGTGATGACGGCGGCCACATCGTGCTCTCAGATGACGAAAGCGAACAGCAAGATGACGACGATGATCGCCAGGACAACGATCGCCAGGGTGGCGGTGTTCACAACACCAGCCAGCCCAGGCTGACGGCGGCCAGGCCGAGCGAGGCGACGGTGGCCCACAGGGCACGGGGCTGGATCGCCCAGGCGACGGCGGCGGCACCGAGGAACAGGATCAAGGCGACGAGGAACATGACGTCGGCGAAGCCGGTGTTCCCCGATGAGATATCAGCGATCATCACTTCTTCTTTCGGGCGGTGCCCTTATACACAGCACCCTGTCGCACCGTGCTGCTCCCAGGGATGTACGCCCCTTTCGAGTTGGGGGGTCGACTTGCCCGTGACTGCGCAGCCATCTGGGCAACTGCTGGATCGTTCATCTTCGCGCTCTGACGGGCGGCAGCCCGCTGTCCCTGTGTCTTGGCTGGTGGTTTCTTGCTTGGCATCACTTCTTCCTTCGGGTCACCGGCTTGGGCCGGGTGTATTTCGGATAGAGGGGTCGGAAGTTGGGGTCGCTGGAGGGGATCTGCCGTGATGTGGGCGCGGGCGCCTTCTTCAAGCTCTTGTCCTTCGACCCTGGCTTTCGAGGTGGCTGCGTCACTTCTTCCCCCTCCTGACAGCGGCGTTGGCCTGACGGATGGCTGACCCCGGTGAGGCACCGGACTTCTTGGTCGACGCATAGACATGGGACCACTGCCGTTTCTTCTTCGGCGTGTCGGCCTTCTTGGTGAACTTCTCAGCGGGCATCACACCTCCGGGATGCTGGCGATCCAATCATCCCAGTTGCGCTTGTTCAGGTACAGCAGCGCACCATCGGCGGCCAGGTACTGCCAGCCCATCTCGTTGGACACATTGCGCTTGGTGTAGGGCCGGGCCGGGTCCAGCGAGTACTCGATCAGGTAGAAGTACGGACCATCGGTCCAGCGGGCGAGTAGCACGGCGGGGACTCCTGTCTGGATGCCGGGTGGTCCCGGTGGCGTGGGTGGAACCGGGGTCGGGGTCGGGGTCCACGGCACCAGGTATTCGGACCAGCGGGCGGAGACACGGACACCAGGGCAGATCGTCGGGGTCGTCCCCATCTCCGCATGCTTCTTCGTCGCGCAGGTCTTCGACAGCAGGCCGATGCCCTGCAGGAAGTGGCGCAGGTACCGGGTGCTACTGATCATCGCGTCAGTAGGGTTGTCGGCCACGCCGAGCAGCATCAACACGCCGACCGCGGTGTCGTTGTTGTTCAACGAGTGGGCGGCCCGGTAACCCCCGGCGTACTCCCAGATCACACCTGCGGTGTCGACCACGTAGTTGTATTCCCAGGGTTTCTTGGCCGAGACGGCATAGCGCTGGATGCCCTGGATCTCGGACATGGAGTCACCGGGATCGCCGTAGTTGGGCGACGACCCGGTGTAGTGGATCGTCATCGTCGGACGGTTCGGGGCCAGCTTCGACCGTGGTGACCCGTTCGAGTTGGTCGGGGTCTGCCCCGGCCAGGTCTGCGAACGGGGCACCATCGTCGGGGTACTCACTCCAGTGCGTCGACCTCTTCGGCGTCGTCGCCCTCGTCGTCTCCGCCTTCTTCGGTCTCGACCGGTTCGTCGCTCATGAGTCCTCGAATTCGTAGACGTGGAAGGTCTTGTCGACGTCGGGCCCACGGGCCTGACCGATCTTCTCGCCCTTCTCCAATTGTTCCTTCGACGCGCCCGACGGATTCTTCACCGCCTTCGTCGCCTTGGGTTCCTCAGTCTTCTCCGTAGCCATGTGTTCCTCCTTGTTGTCGATCGGGCCTGTTCATTCTTCGACTTCTCCGAGCGGTGCCCACCACTCGTTGACCAGCACGGGGTCGATACCGACCTCGACGGCGGCGGGGATCAGCACCAGGTCGAACCACTCCTGGCTGATGCTGCTGATGTTGCCGAAGTTCCCCTCTTCCCAGCCGGGGGGCAGGTATGGGACGAGCACCACCGGGTACGTCGGGGCGCCGTCCTCGCCGGGGATGAGAAGAACGATCTGGTTCATGCCATGTTCTTCACGATGATGTCGTCGACGTAGTAGGTGATGACGCCGCCGGAGCCGCCGGTCTTGTGGGTCATGAGGAGTCCGCCGCCGGGGAGCGGCGACGGGTCGGTCCACTCGAAATGCCACGTCGACGGCTCGGGCGAGGCGTCGGCCCACCAGCGACCGCGGACGACGTTGACGAGTCGCTCCACCTTCCAGTGCAGGACGGTGCTGGAGGTGAGGGCGAACCCGAGAGTGCCCGTCGCCTGGTTGGTGCCGCTGCGGTGGAACGACCAGCCGCCGCCGTTCTCCAATTCGACACCGTAGTGGAGGCTGGCACGGCAGAAGGTGAAGGACTGCCAGCCGCCGATCGACGTGGTTGAAGCCTGAGTGTCGAACGTGATCTGGACGGCGGTCGGAGTTGGTTCATCGACGCCGCACCAGCAGGCAACTTCGTTGTAGGCGCCTGAGCCGGTGACCCAGGCACCACGGTTGCCTTGGATTGTCGGCTTCGCACCGTTTTCGAGGTAGGTCAATCCGGCGGCGGGTGGGCCGGATGTCTTGTTGGCCCACGGCGTGCCGTCGGCGCCGGTGTACGTCTCCTGGTAGACGATGACCCCGCCGGACGGTGGCACCGGGGTGGCCGACATCGTGGCGCTGTAGCTGCTCGGACCGAGAGGGTTGACGGCGGCGACCTGGAAGTCGTAGCCGGTGTTGTTGGTCAGACCGGTGACGGCGATCGTGGTGGCGGCCGAAGCGGAGTGGGAGAAGGTGTTCCACGATCCCGGCCCAGCGGTGGTGCGGTACTGGACCGTGTAGTCGGTGATGGCCGAGCCGCCGGTGGCACCCGCCGTCCAGGTCAGGGTGACAGCGGTGTCGCCGGGTGTCGCCGTGGTCAGGGTCGGAGCGGACGGTGCCACGGCCAGGTTGGGGACACCGATGGTGAAGGCCACCCACGGACGGGTCGTCGGGTTGTTGGTGAACGTGCCGGGGTTCTCGGATGTGGTGTCGCCGGTCTTGCTGCCGACACCCAACGCCACCGATGAGGTCGAGGACGCCGACACGTCCCGGTACTGCTCGGTGTAACCAGAAGGCACGGACGTGATCGTGTTGCCGGTCGTCAGGTCGACCGCTTCGGCGGCGAGCCACAACCAGGCCCGAGCCGTGCCGGGGTTGAGGTTCGGCGGGTCGGCGTTGCCGGTGGAGTTCGTCGTGTCGGCCACCTGGATGTCCAAGATGGAGACCACGGTGTGCTGAGTGATGCGTGCAGTCCAGGCGCAGTAGTCCTGCGACGGGCCGGTGATCGTCAGGTTGTCGGTGCCGGTGCCGTCAGCGATGCGCCCGAACGCCGACAACCTGACCACGTTGGACCCTTGTAGCTGGGTGCGGATCTCGGTCCAGCCGGTCGACGGTGTGTGCGTCCCGGCCGAGCCGTTGAGGTCGGAAGCGGCGATGGAGATGAGCAGGTTCCCGGCGACGATGCCGGTCGGCATGGTGATCGCCTGGGTGCCCATCGACGTGCCCTTCTCAGTGATGTCCTGAGCAGCGATCGTGGGGAAGAGCACGGACGGTGTGGCGGAGAGCACGTTCGAGGCGGTGCCGGTACCGACCGGGTTGATACCCGACACCCGGTAGTAGCGGATGGTCCCGTTGGTCAGACCGGTGTCGGTGTAGGTGAGCACGACACCGGTCGTGGTGACCGTGCTCCAGCCGGTGGTGCCGTTGGCCGACCACTCGATGAGGTAGCCGGTGGTGGCCGACGTGCCTGCGGTCCCCGCCGTCCAGGCCAAGGCGACCGTGGTGTTGCCAGCGGTCGCCGAGTTGAGGGTCGGAGCGCCGGGAGCGGTCGGCAGGAACGGTGTGGTCGACAGCACGTTCGAGGCGGCGCTGAGACCGACCGAGTTCTCGGCCTTGACCCGGTAGTAGCGGATGACACCGTTGGTCAGGCCGGTCACCGTGTAGCTCAGACCGGTTCCGCTGGTGTCAGGAGCGATCGCCGTCCAGCCGGTGGTGCCGTTGGCCGACACCTCGATGTCGTAGTCAGTGATGGTGGCACCGCCACTGGAGGACGGAGCGGTCCACGTCAGGGTGATCTGAGTGTTGCCGGGGACGGCACTGACGAGCGTCGGCGCAGTCGGCACATACGGGCCACCCGCCCACTTGTTCGTCAGGTAGGTCTCCATCGCCTGACGCTGGGTGGTGGTGAGCGTGGCGTGGAACACAGCCCACTCAGGCATCACCCCGGAGAAGTGGTAGTGGTGATGCGAATGCGAACCGATAAGCGGAGTCGCCTGGGGCATGTTCGTTCCCCGGTTGCCAGCCCACACCGACACCCCGTCCTTCCAGATCTGCGACCGGTAACTGTCGAACAGCACGGTCCAGACGTGCAGCCCGAGGGCGTCGATCCCGGTGTCGAACGTCCCTTCGGGGCCGACCACCAAGGTGCCAGTAGCCGAAATCTCCATGAGGGCTGGCAGGAAGAGGCCGTGCTGGCCGGGTGCCGAGAAGCCGGGGGGGCCGTCGCCGCCTGCCGGGTCGGGGTCCATCACCCAGCAGATGGTGCGGGGCTTGCCACCGGATGACGCGAGCAGGGTCGTCGCCATGAAGTGGTCGGCCGCCCACAGCATCGTCGTCAGCCCGCCGATGTCTTCGGTGTAGGTCGGCTCGCTGTGGTACTCGCCGGTCGGCGCGTTGAAGATGTAGCGCTTGGTTCCGAGATCACGCCATTGGGTGACCGTCGACCCGGACAGCGACAGCGTTGATGCCTCCGAAGAGTCGAGCCAGAACTGCATCTTCGGCAGCGACGCCGGAGAGAATCCTCCAGTCGCGTTGTAGGTGAAGTCGACCGGTTCGGACTCGTAGGCGCCGACGATGACCGACACCGGCTGCACGGACACCACCCCGCCCGGCCCGGCCGGGGTGACGAACGTCAGCGTCGTCCCCGATGTCACGGTGACGGATCCGGCTGCGATGGTGGTGGCGCCAATGCGAACCGAGGTGGCGCCGACAGCGAACGACGTGCCGGTGACGGTGACGGTGGTGCCCCCGGCGATCACCCCGGAGGCGGGCGACAGGGCGGTGGACGTGAGGAACGGTGTCGGTGGTGCCGGTTTCGGTGCGACCGACAGGACCGTGTACTGGTCGCGCTCGGTGTTGGCGATGACGATGGAGGTCGGCCCGTACGTTCCGGGGATCAGAGCGTTGCGTTCATAGGTGTTCCAATGCTGACCGAAGTAGGCACCCCCGGAGCCGTACCACAGCACCTCGTTGGGCGACATGTTGATCGTCTCATCCAGCGGAGCCTTGGCCGAGTAGCCCATCAGCAGCAGCGTGTTCGGCTTGGTCGTCGTGATCGCCGGGACGTAGTGCGGCAGCACCATCGACTCGTTGACGAAGCTCTCGATCGGCCCGGCCCCCCGGATGGCGTGGGCGGAGGCGTTCATGAACCCGACCGAGGGCGACTTGTCCACCGTGCCGCCGGTCGCCGTGGTGGAGATATTCGATCCCGTCGTGGCGTAACTGATCGTGGTGGCCGTCTTCGCAGAGACGTTGTATTGGCCGTCGAAGCGGGCATCGGCCGGGGACAGGGCGACGAGAATGCCGTCGTTGACGTTCATCGTGTGGGTGGGGATCGTCAGAGTGGCGAGGTTCCCCCCCGTCAACGCCTTGTTGGTCACGGTGTAGGGCGTCGTCGGACCCGAACGGTGGATGTAGTAGGTGGTCTCGGCGGCCGGGTCGGTGATCTCTTTGCGGTAGACGTACAGGTGGCTGGGGTTGGGCCACGGCGGCGGGTAGACGTGATCGCAGACCAGGGTGTACCCAGCAGGCACCGACGTGATGGAGGCCATCTCTGATTCGCCGCCGTGCATGCGGATGGTGCAGATGATGATGAGGGTGTCGCCCGCCACCATCCCGTAGGGCGGGTCGAAGAAGACCGGAGACTGGAAGCTCAGCCCGGTCGACGTCGTGTAGAGAACAGGCAGCGGGAGATCCCGAGCGAACTGCTGCGTCCCCCAGTAACCGCCAACGGTGTTCGGCATCAGTCGTACGTGTACTCGACGCCGACCGTGATCTGGTCGGCGGCACCGTGGGTGCCGACCTGATCAATGTCGACAGTGATGCGGTCCCCGGCCACGAAGTCAGCATCCGCCGCGTTGGGGGTGCCCGTGATGTCCCGCACGCTCCCGGCGGCGATGGTCGGACGGTTGGCCTGGGTGGTGAAGATGGTGGTGCCGTTGATGTTCACATCGACGAGGACCGATGACCCGGTGAACGAGTTGGTCACCGACGCCCACACGTTCACGATGTCGCCGGGGATGGTGACGACGAACTCGGTGGTGCCCGTCCCAGGGGCGAGCGGGCCGGGCACCGTGTAGATCTGGGTGAGGCGGGCGCCGCCCGCCGCTGTCGGCAAGACCCAGGTGCCATCGTCCTTGAGGAACTTGCCGGTCACCGTCGTCGGCGGAGGCACCGCCCCCTTCACGGTGGACGTGAACACCGACACGATGTCGGTCACATCGGTGTCGACGGAGACCGTGCCGGTGTCGGCCCGCAGCACGCCGGTCAACGTGTCGACCACCAAGGCGGGGGCGGTAACGGTGCCGGTGAACGTGGGCGAGGCAACCGGGGCGTAGAGGCCGGTGTGGGTGTGCGTGGTCGGAGAGAAGTCAGCGTCGGTGCAGGCCGTGTTGAACTGGGCGATGGTGCCCGACACCGCCGTCACGGGCAAGCCGGTGCAGTTCGTCAGCGTGCCCGACGCCGGGGTGCCGAGCACCGGCGCCGTCATCGTCGGCGAGGTCAGCGTCTTGCCGGTCAGCGTCTCGGTCCCGGCGATCGTGGCGAAGTCGTTATCGGTGAGGGCGGTGTTGAACTGGGCGGTGGTCCCGGTGATCCCGACGACCGAGGTCTGGTCACCGGAGTTGGTGCCGGTCAACCCGAGGTCCGTCTTGACCTGGGCGACGGTGCGCGTCGTCCAGGCGCTCGACTTCGCTTGGAGGAAACTGTCGGTGGTGGCGATCAGGTTGGCGATCGTCGTCAGGTCGGTGTCGAGCGGCTGCTTGCCCGCCAGCGCGGTCGTGGTCGCCGCGGCGTCAGCCTTGGCGGTCAGATCGGTCTGGGTGGCGAAGTCCTCCGAGATGAGCGCTGCGTTGAACTCGGCCAACGAACCGGAGATGGTGTTCGATCCGAGCGCCAACGTCTTGCCGGTCAACGTCTGGGTGGCGGTCAGCCCCACCACGTCGGTGTCGGTGACCGCAGCGTTGAGGTTGGCCAAGGTGCCAGCCACATCGACGAAGGTGAGTGACTCGACATCGATGGTGATGGTCCCGGCCGTGTCGTTGTAGGTGAGATCGATGTTGTTGCCCGCCACCAGAGACGGGGTGGCGCCACCGAGCAGATCCATGACACCTTCGGCGTCGAGTCCGCTCCCCGGTTCTCCGACCTGATCGTCGACCCAGGCCACCGCGTAATCGCTGGCGCCGGTCTTGCCGAGAACCTGTCCGACACCGCCGCCGGGCGGGACACCGACGGTACCCGGAGACACCTGTTGGATCTCGATCCGTCCGGCGGCACCGGAGCCAGGTGTCATGCCACCAGGCCCCGAGTGATACGTGACAGTGAAGTCGTAGTAGGTGCCGTCGTCGACGGCGGCGGTGATGTTGTACTTCACCCACTTCGTGGCGTCGTCGTAATCCTGCAGATAGATCTGGGTGCCGGGAAGCATTCGAGCCAGAGCGATCGTCACGTCGAGGCCGTCCTCGTCGTTCTGATGCACCCACAACCTGGTGGCCGCGGACTGGCTGGCATTGTTCAAGCGGATCTGGCCGGAGGCTGGCGGCTCCGTCAACGTGTTGTTGTACGTGTACGACGTGTGACCGGCGGGACCGCCGCCGCCTCCGCCTCCGGCGGGGACCGACCAGGCACCGGTCCCATCGAGGTAGGCCCCGGCCCCGGCCCCGTTCGAACCGGACACCAGGCCGCGGGTCGTCGTCGTCGTCGAGAACAACGGCTTCGACGCGTCGGCCGTGTTGTCGACGTTGGCGAGACCGACATCGGTCTTGGTCAACGCCAACGTCGTCTTCAACTGGGCCGGGGTGCGCGACGCCCAGGTCGAACTGACCGACTGGATCACGTTGTTGGTGGTCGCCACCAACCCGGCGAGGGCTGTCAGGTCGGTGTCGGCTGGCTGCTTGTTAGCGACCTGGGCGGCGGTCGCCTTGACCGCCATCGTCGTGCCCGACCCGGACACGGTGATGTCGCCGTAGTCGCCGTCGGCCAACGTCGCCCCACCCACTGTCGCCGCCGACAACGTGATGGTGCCACCCGGATCGTCATAGGTGATGGACATGTTCGGTCCGGCCACCAAAGCTCCGGCCACCGCGTCGACGGCAGCTTCGGTGTCGATCCCGCCACCGCCCCCACTACCACCACCGGTTCCGGCGAGCAGGGTGGCGACCTGAATGTGTTTCGTGGTGGTCCCGTTCTGCACGACGAGCAGATCGGTGTCGACCACCGTGTCCTGTTCGGGCAGATCTGCGATCGGTACACGCGGCGCCATCAGTTACATCCTTTCAGGAAGCTGCTTCTTCCAACATGGCCAACTGCCGGGCGTAGGCATCTTGAATCTCTCGACGCTGCCGCCAGAACTCGGACTGCTGCGCCTTCGGGGTGAGCAGTTGGGCGGGGATACCGAGGTAGCGCGCCCGCTTCGCCCACGTGTCGGCCGTCGTGTCGGCGCCGGATGCTTCGGGCAGCAGGCGTTGCACCTGGGCGAGCGGAGGGATCAGGGATGTCATGTAGTTGGTGAAGTTGTCCGACACCTGTCCAGCTTCGTTGGTCTGACCGAGCGCTCCGGCCAGCAGCGTGAGCGGGATGCCGACCGGGCCGCTCTGCTTCGTGTAGTCCCTGTTCTCATCGAAGCTGCGGTTGTAGAAGCTGTCACGCTTGTTGATGAAGTCCATCGTGGCACCGATCCCTGGGTTCACGTTGGCCAGAGCAGCGCCGAAGTTCTTGCCACTGAGCGCGTCGCTCATCAACTGCAGATCGGACTGGACGCGGGTGAACCCGAGATCGGGCTGGGCATAGATCGCGTTGCCGCCGATGCTGAGCGGTGTCTTCCAAGCCCCCTGCCGGGTCCAGTAGTCGGGAGTGAACTGTTCGTCGGGCTCCGAGAAGTTCTTCACCAGGTTCATGTAGTACGAGTAGACCCGCGGGTTCGTCCACATTTCCTGGATCTGCAACGGCAGGTTCCGTGACATGAATGTCCAGAAGGGGATGATCCGCTTCATCGTCTCGTCCAATTGGGACACCTGGCCGTAGTCGAAATGGACGCGGCCGATCCGGTTCATCGCTTCGGAGACGGAGTACCCCTTGTCGATCGAGTCGAGCGCCATGCCGAGACGCATCGCTCCTTCGACCCGGTTCCCCATCCGTTGACCCCAACGGGTCGCCGGGTTGTTCGAGATCATGTTGTAGGCCCGGCTGTTCGTCTTCGCCAACACACCGAGATCTTCGAAGCGGCCACCAGCACCCGACCCCATCGCTGCCAGCAGAGCATCCTGGATCCGCTGCGGCTGCTCATCGAACCAGGTGTCTGCCGTGTTCCGATGGATGAACTTCTGCCACAGTTCGGCACCTTCACGTTGGGCGCCGAGCGTCACGCCGTCAGCGGAGTTCATGAAGATCCCGCCGATGGTATTGCGCACGAAGAAGCCGGGGCTGAGCGTGGCGTACGTCTTGAACAGGTTGGTGAACGCGTTGAACGTTCGACCGAGCAACTGGGGCTGCTTGTTCAACTCCCACAGGTTCATGAACCGCTTGTGCAACTCGGCGTCCATGATGATGTCGCCCGCGTTGAGCGGCCCGGTATGCATGGCCCGCCAGTTGTTGTTGAGCGTGGCGATCATCACCTTGGCCAAGTTGCCATCTTTGGCATCCTGCACCACACGGTCCAGATCCTGGACCCGCATCCGGGCACCCTTCACCCGGATCAACTCCTGACGGTGAGAGTTGAGGATCGACTCGACCTGGGTCAGCTTGTCGTCGGCCAGATCCGGGTTGGCGCGGGCGACGTCTTCGATCTCGTCGATGGTCCGTCCCAGATCCAGCTTGCGTGTCGTCGGGTTGGCAGCGTTCAACCGGTCCCGCAGCACCCTGGTCTGATTCCGTTTCGTGATGATCCGGTTCTTGTCGGCCAGGTCGGCCTGCAAGTTCTTGTGGACTTCGAGACGGGCGACGTTCGGTGCGTTCTCCTCGGCCGCACCCTTCGCCATCTCAGCAACGATGTCGCCCTTCGTTTCGACGATCTCATGCGGCGCCCGCCGGGCCGCCTCCTGGAACTTCTGCTCTGCTTCCCACGCCTTCATCCGTCCGGCCTGCTGCGTCGGGGAGCCGTACTCCAACTGGCTGCCCAACGAAGCGAGCGCCTCCTCCTCGGTGCGGGGTGGCGGCACCGGACGGGGCCGCGGCTCCGGTTCACCGGGACGCGGCATCGGCCGCTCCTCAGCCACCCACGCTTCACGTTGCGGCGGGGACTTGATCGGTTCAGGGATACGGGTCTCGCCGACACCCCAACCCATCTGCTCCAACGTGTTCGGTGGCGCGCCCGGCGGTGGCAGATGGCGGGTCTGGCGTGACGCCGACGTCCAGATGATCGCCTCCTGCCGCATCAAACGCTGGTTCTGTGCCTGCTCCAACGCAGCGTCGGCGTCCTTCATGAACGCCTTGCGTCCCTCCTCCCACTTGGCGGTGTCGGCGAGGATCTGCCGTGCCCGCACCTCCTCGGCGAACCGTCCGCCCGGCTGGAACTCTTTCGCCAACCGGTCCCGCTGCCGGGTGAGACCCTTCACCTGGTTGCGCGGGGCGTTCGGGATCATCTCGTCGAGTTGTCGCAGCTTGGTCTGCGCCTCCTCGAACGGGCTGACCGCGCCAGCGCGCTGCATCCGGCGACGCAGCACGTCACGGAGACGTTCGGTCTGGCCAACCACCTTGTCCATCGCCCGCTGGTCGGCGCGGGACAGCCCACCGTTCGGACCGCGCCGCTGATTGATCTCATCGATCTGTTTGAGGTAGTCGCGGTACCGCTCCCGCTGCACATCCATCCCATGCATCTCGGGTGTTCCCGCAGATGCCTGCATGACGCGGCGTGCCTCGTCCACGTCAGCCTGGTTGTGGGGCACTGGGTTGCGGCTGTGGTAATCCGCCTCCTTCGTCAACTGGCGGATCTGTGCGTCACGCACCGGCTTGTCCAGTGCCGCCTTCCGGTTGGCGAACTCGGTCTGCATGTTCTCCGATGAACGCTTGATCTGCTCGGCAGCCTGGTCCCGCACCCGCTTCAAGTTGTCCAACGATTCGCGCAGGTTCTGTTCCGCCTTGCGTTGTGCCCGCGTCGCCCGACCTTTCCACTGGCCCGATGTTCGACGCAGCTTCGCTTCGATGTTGGCGATCTCGTCGTCCACCTTCGAGGTGAGCAGCAGCAGATCATCCTCGTTGTTGCTGGTCAACGGGCCGAGATCCTTGATCGTCTTGGCCCATTCGCGGATCCGCTTGTTGATCTTGGTGATCTCCGCCTTCATGTCCCTGATCGAAGTGCGCAGCGGGTTGACCAATTGTTCGCGAACCTGCTCGACGCCTTTGCGAACTGCGGCTTCGGCTTCCTTCGCTTCGGCTGCGGCGGCGCGGGCGTACGTCCCTGCCCGTTTCGCCGCGGCGTCGCGAGCCTTGGTCGCTTCGGACCCCTCCGTAGTACGGAAGTAGTCCTCCGGGTTGATGCCACCGAACTGTTCGGCCGGGAGCGGCCCGCCCTCGATCAGCGCGGCTGCAGCGGCCGCCTCTTCCGGGCTACGAGCAGCAGCAGGCGCGCCGACCCCGGCCAGGTTGGCGCGGGCCGCCCGGTCCGCTGCGCTGCCGGGACCGGTGGGGGCCTTGGCCACGGTGGGCAGCGGCTGCGTCGGGTCGTAGCGGCCTTGGGCGGTGTTCAACAGCGGCGACGCCCCCTGCTGGGACAGCGCGGCGTCGAGCGCCTGACGGGTGGCTTCCAGGTCTCCGGTCAACGTCGTCACGTACTTGTTGCCGGTTTCGACCAACTTGTTCAGGGCGACGTCACGGCCAGCCTGCCGGGCCAGCGAACTGTTGTACGCCTCGAAGATGCGGGCCGGGTCGGTGTCGTAGAAATCGCCCTTCCACATCGGGAACGCTTCACGCAGCTTCTCGTTGATGTGGCCGATGTCGTCCGCTTCGAACGTGACTTCGGTGTCACCGAACTTGAAGGTCTGCGGGTTGCCGTTCTTGTCGGTCCCCAACTTGCGGGCCTTCTCCAAGAACCCGGACCCCTCCATCGTGTTGTCCAGGTAGAAGGCGGCATTCTCCAACAGTTCGTCCTGCTTGGTCCCGGTGTGATGCAGGAAATCCTGGGCCGCCTTGTTGTCGCTCTTCGACATCTTGGCCACCGCCCGCCGCCACCTCGGGGCGAGCACGTGAGGAAGGTACGTGTCTGGATCCCGCAGATAGTTCTTGTCGAGCACCCGGCCGGTCACGCTCTCGTACACCTTCAACAATCGGGCGGCGATGTCGTTGATCAGGTTGCGCTTCGGTGAGGTCTCCGCCTCGGTGACCAGTTGGCGGATGCCTTCCTCACCGTGCTGCTTCAACTCTTTGCGGAGCGCCCTGGTGATCGTGCGACCACCCCGGGTCGTCTGCGCCCCAGCCCCCTGGCGGTACAGGTTGCGGGAGAACACTTCGGTGGATGCCTTGCCGACATCACCTTCGGCGCCACGGGTCAACGTGTTGAACGCCTCCTCCAAGCCTTTCGGCACGAAGATGTTGCCCAGCTTCGAGTTGGCGCCAGGCAGTTGCGCCATCCCGGCCCGCACGTTGCCGCCCGCCCAGTTGAGGCCACGGGAAATGGTGCCGGTACCAGGGATGCGGGTATCCAGTCCGCGGATGCGGAGACCGGGTTCCTCGATTCGCAGCGCCGCTTTCGCTTCGGGACTCATGTGTTGCAGGCCGCGCAGCCCACCGACACGGACATCGGTCGGGAAGTTCTCGATGAACGCCTGACCTTCCGGGGTGCCTTGGAGTTCCCCGATGAAGTCGGCCCGCCCCTTGCGGTTCGGGGGCAGCGGCATCCGGATGTCCTGGCGGGGCATCGTCGGAGCGCGGGTCGCGTAATCCTCGGCCATCGAGACGGCGCGGGTGGCCTGCTCGATCTTCTTGGCATCCCCGGCTTCCTCGGCCAGTTCGAGAGCGCGGGTCGCTCGGGTCAACGCCCTCGACGCCTCGTCGACATGGGAGGCGCCCTGGATGAGCCGGGTAGCACCACCGCCGGTGAAGGAGAGCGGGTCGGTGATCACGTCCCCGGTGAACCCGACCAGCCGGTTCAGCCAGGGGTTGTCCGACTCGGGGGTGATCTCGCCGAACCCGTAAGTGGTGTTCGGTGCGAACACCTTCTCCACGTTGGAGCGCTCATCGGCTGCGGTGCGATCGGTGTCGATGTTCTCCAACAGTTGACGGATCTGCGGGACGCGACCGATCGTTCCTTTCAGGAGATCGGAACCCTGGACTGCTTCGGCTGCTTCTTCCAGGCCGAGCACGTTGGCCCGCCCCAACATCTGGAAGTAGTTGAGTGGCTGCATGGCGGCGCGGGTCACCGGGTTGTTGATGACGAAGCCGAGACCCTTGCCGAAGTCAGACCCCCAGAACCCACCTTGTTCCGGCGCTGCCGCAGCAGCAGCTTCTTCGGCCTGCTGTTGCCGTGCCTCTTGTGCCGCCTTCGTCGATGTGACCCGTTCGGCGAACCCAGCCCACGGTCTCGCCGCGTCACGCAGTTCGCCGCTGCGTCCGGTCGGCACGATGCGTGGCACCGCCCGGAACGGTTCGCGGGCCGGTCCGACCCGCGGTCGCGCCGCGGGCACGCCGCCACGGCCAGGCGCGAACACGACGACCGGTTGGCGGGCGCGCTGCAGCGGGCTGGCCATCAGACCCCGATCGCCCGGTTCCCTTGCCGCCGCAGCGCGATGGCGTCGTTAAACGGGGTGCGTCCCTGCTGGGCGAGGGCGTTGAGGTAGGCACCTTGGGTGATGGCGGCGAGGCGCGGATCCTGGTAGGTGGCCTGGAGGCGCTGACCGGAGATGCGCTGCACTTCTCGGGCCGCGTCCTGGCGCGTCTTGCCCTGGGTGGCCAGGTCAGCCTGCGTGGCCCGCCGCGTCTTCGGGACGTCGCGGGAGCCACCGAACCCGAGGGTGCCGCGGATGATCCTGGCGATCGCCGATTCAGGGGCCTGCTCCGGCGGATTGGCGAAGTCGTACGGCGTGATGTTGCCTCCGACATCGGAGACGAACGGTCCTTGCGACTGCATGTATGACGGCCCGGTGGACGGCACCCGCGGTGGGGTGGGGGCGCTGGTGCCACCGAGATCCCGCAACTGTTGGGCGACCATCTCTCCGAACTGAGGCTGGGTGACCGGCCCGACATCCTGACCGAGACCGCGGAGTTGGTTGGTGATCTGCGCCCCGGCCTGCCCCGACGTGATCGGCGTCCGCGGGGTCTGGGCCTGCGTGAACCGTTCCGCTCCATACGGCTGACGTTCCTCCGGGGACACACCGGGGGCGTTGCGGAACGCTTCGATCAACTCCTGGTTGGCGGTGTTGGCACCTTTGTAACGATCGGAGGCACCGGCCACTTCTTCGTTCAGCCCGGCGAACGCTGCGTCGTACGCCTCCTGCTCCGCCGCCCTGCTCTCAGGCGTGGTGCCCTGAGCGTTAAGGCTGGACTCCAGGTACTTCGGATCGGTGTAGCTGGCCGTCGGATACGGCAGCCCGTACCTGTCGAAGAACTCCATCTGCGGCGTCTTGATCATCGCCTGTTCAGGGGTGCGCCCGTAGTACTGGCCGGTCGCTTCGTCGCGGTAGGCGAACTCGGGGTCTTCCATCAGGTCGTTCCACACCGTGTCGGCGGCTGCCGTGACCTTGGCGGTGTCGTACTGGGCGCGCCCCTCCGTCGCCGCTTCGGCGCTCTGCCCGGTCGCGACCGCGCCGGGCAGACCCCCGCTGATCAGACCTTTCTGCGCCATCACCGCGTCGGCACCGGTCAACCGCACCGGGGGGGCCTTCGGCAACGTAGCGAGCAACGCCTTCTTCCTGGCCCGGTCGTCGTCGGTCAGGTCCGGGTCATCATCGGGGGTCTCGACGATGCTCCACATCAACGCTTCCGCTTCCGACGGCGACAGGTTCTCGTTGAGGATCTGATCGGCGAGGAACCCTTCGTAGCCACCCTGCTGCGCCCTCGTCTCCGCCTTGCGTCGGCCGGTCAGGTTGAGCGGTTCGCCGTAGTCGTAGGTCGGGGTGAAGGCACCGACGTCGTAGGCGCCGGGCCCGGACATGGCGGAGAGGATGTTGTCGAGGATGAGGGCGCCGTAGTCCTGGGCCAAGTTGACCTGCTTGGCCTGCTGGGTCAGGTCGAACGGATCGACCGCACCTTTCGACGTCAACTCGGGGATGTCGACGTTGCCCATCTGCAACAGGTCGTAGTTGCCGTAGTCCAGTTGCGGCTCGTTCGACTCGCCGAACGACCACGGTGTATCGGTCGCCCCGGCGAACCCCATGTCGTAGAGCACCTGCTGGCGCTCGTTGTCCGGCAACGATTCGAGGTAGGCGGCGAACTCCTCCGGGTCCATCAGAACCCCAAGGTCTCAGGACCGGGCAGGGCGAGGCCGGTGCCCGCCAAGTTGGGGAACACACCGAGCAGGGCTTGCAGCACCTGGTTGCGATAGGCGTTCTGATTCTGCGTGTTGGTATCGGTCACCGTGTTGGCCCGCTGCCAGTTCGCCAGCGCCTCCTGCTGGGCGGTCTCCCAGTTGCGTTCCTGAGCCTGCTGGTCGAAGGCGGAACGGGCGGTCGCCTCACCGATGTTGAGCCCGGCGGTACCGGCCTGCCCCATCTCAGCGATCCGGCGACGGGCATCTTCACCGGAGAGGGTGGCGGTGTTGAGGCGGTTGCGTTGCGCCGTGTCTTCGTTGGCCGCCGAGGACCGCCACACATTGCCGAACGCCTGATCGGCCCCGGCCCTGGCTGCAGCCTCGGCAGCCATCACCGACGGGTCGACCCCCTGCCCTGCCAGGAGCCTGCCCATCGCCTGCTGGTTCATCCCTGGCGCCTGACCAGCGGTGGCATACGTGTTGTTCGGGTTGGTGTAGGCGTTCTGATAATTCTGGCCGAGATAATCGATGATGCGCTGCGTCGCCTGCTGGGCGGTCGCCGTGTCGGAACCGACCGCTTCGGTGAGGGCGGTCCGCTTCTGGTTGAACACCGACGGATCGAACGTGCCGGTGAAATCAGGCAGGTCGACGGTGGTCGCCTGTTGGGCGGCGGGGCCGCCACGGCCGAGCAGCCCGGCCAACCAGTCGAGCATCGCTTGATCGATCCCCGGAGCACCACCGCCACCACCGCCACCACCGCCACCGCTACTTCCGCCACCAGGTCCAGCAGGGGCGAGGTTGGGAGCGCGAGTGTTCGGGTTGGCGCCACGTCCAGCCATTGCGAAACCCTGAGCAGCCGCCTGGAGGGCAGCGTTGTTGATCCCGGCACCGGCCTGGTTGCGACCGTTGTTGGTGATGTAGTTGTAGGCCGGGCTGGACGAGAGGGCGCCGGGGCTGCTCACCCCGATGCGCGCCTGGTTGGCGGGAGCGACCGCGTTGGAGCCACCCCAGATCGGCACGTTGGTGCTGGCTGTACCGGTGTACGGCCGTTTCGACACCTGGCTGACCGGGGTGGTTTGGCGGCGTTGATAAAGCGGTGCCCCCGTTGATCCGCGTCCTCCACCGGGCATCAGATACCTCCCAGGTACGGCCGCAGCAGTTCGATCGCCCGTGCCGCGTTGGCGATCTCATCCTGCTTCTGTTGTTCCAGCGCCGCCAAGCTGTTGTTGTATTGCGCGTCCAGGTTGGCGTTGGCCATGTCGTACTGCTGCGCTTCCTGAGTGGCGTCCTGCTGGGCGCGCTGGTAGGCGGTCGTGTAGTCACCGAGGTAGTTGCCCATTGATCTGCGCATCACGCCGGAGCGGGCATCGGGTCCGGCCAGTCCCCGCTGCCCGAACTGCGCTTTGTAAGAGGGCAGCGCCCGACCGAAGTCGCGGGACATGTCGCCGGTGGTGCGTTGACCACGCTGCTGGGACAGGAAGCGCCCGTAGGCGTTGGCCGACTTGTCCGTGTTGTAGCGGTACTGCAGGTCGGATGCCTGCGAGTTGTAGTAACCGGAGTTCGAATATCCCTCGGGCATCAGGCGACCCGCACGATGTAGTTGACCGCCTGATATGGCGGCAGGTTGGCGTTGGCGGCGGCGACACCTTCAGTGCTGCTGCGCCCGACGTGGGCGGGTGGCTGGAAGGAGTGGGCGTGACGGGCGCTGGCACCCGCCGTCGGGATGGCGCGGTCGGCAGGTCCGGAGAGCCCCGAGGTGACGGAGTGGGCGTGATTCCCGATGTTGGTGCCGGTACCGGCGAGGAACAGACCAGCGATACCGCCGCCGTTGACGTAGACGTAGGAACCGTTGCCGTGGTCAACGGATGAGAGCAAGGTGGCGTTGCCGTACCCGTCGAGGTGGTAGTGGGTGGCCGTCTGGTTGCCCGTCCCCAACGTTCCCGGCCCGTGAAGGTGGTCTCCGCCAGCGTGGATGTGGTCAGGTGAATCGTTGCCGGTGGTGGCCGATGCATGGGTGTGGCCGACATCGTGAGAGTGGGTCGGGACGATCGCGTCGGCGCTGCCACCCGACGCCCCGAGTGCCGCAGTCCCCGCGCCCAACGGCATCCGATTGTTCAAGTTGGGCAGGTTGAACCGTCCGGCGGCGGGGGTGCCGACCACGAAGCTGTTACCAAGGATGGCGAACAGTTCGGGGTAGGCGGTCGTCTCCAGTTCGGCCCCGTTGCACAACGCCCATTTGCCACCGGGCGGGACAACCGAACCGCCGTACATCATGATGATGCCGATCGGCAGGATCGAATCGACGTACTGCTTGGGGGCGGCGTCGAGCGACGAGACGGGATTGCCGACCAGGCGGAGTTGGGCCCGCATGGCGACCGTGCCGTCACGTTCGATCAACTCCTGGTTGATGTGCTGTTCGGTCCGGTCGAAGTTGGCGTCGACCGTGGAAGCGTTCGCCGGGGTGTCGTTGAGGATGTCGAACTGCAGATCGAGCTTGGTCAACGGAATCTCCTCATCACGTACTTGGCGACGATCCCGTCGATCCCCCATTTGTGGCGCAACGTGTTCGGTGAGGCCCGGACCCGCATCTGCACCGATCGGGCCAGCCCGATCGACCCGGCCCGGATCATCCGTGACCCGGCCCCGGCCGCACCCCAGTTGGCACCACGTCCATCGGTGGAAGCGGCACCGAGTTCCTTCCAGTCGAAGCCACCGATGTCGGCATCTTCGAACCCGCCTTCGGTCCAGTAGGCGGCACCTTCGGTTCGCACACGAATGGTGCGTGTTCGATGAACTGTGGTCTCGTCGTAGTCGCGGAACGATTCGACCAGCAGGTCCAAGTCGGCAGGGACTTCGCGGCAGATGAAGGTGGGGCGCCGCCACGACTTCTTGCGGTCCGGCCAACCGGCATGCAGCCAGCGGGTCCGGTAGTACGAGTTGAAGGGCTGCCCGAAGAACCCGACACCTGACACCGCGATGTCTTCGTCGGTCCCGGTGACCAGGTACGACGGTCCTTCGGGCTCGTCGGGCGGGACGGCTCCGAGAACGTACGGGTCGAGGATCAGGTCGTACGCCTCATCGATGTAGTCGACCGACACCATGACAGCCACTTCGTCGGACCACAGGGCGGCCAGCGGGTAGCGGGCGTTGACATCGGAGCCGTCGATGACGGGGCCGATGGCGCCGTACTCCGAGCGGTACATCGTCCAGGCACCGTTGCCGACATCGACGTCGAACACGAAGGCGGTGGTGACATCGGCGGTGGAGCCGACACCTTTGATCCACGGCACCCCGACCCACAGCCGTCGTCCGGCCCACGACACGAAGACGTTCTCGTAAGCGAGAACATCTTCGAAAGCGGGCCGCAACTGTTCGGAAATGTAGATGGGGGCTTCGCCGGTGTAGGCGTAGATGCCACCCCGATCCGACGACGAGAAGAAGAAGGCGGTGGTTTCGTTGCGGGTGGCGGCCGAGATGGCGGGGCAGCCGACCGACACCGACACGTTGATCAACTGCCACGAATCTTCGTCGTAGCCGTACAGCGCCCACATCGTGTCGGTCTTGAAGATGAGCAGGTGATCACGGAACGACATGATCCCGGTGATCCGCCCGCCACCGGCGTCGATGTCGATGTAGTCATCGGCACGCCAGGCGTCCGGTCGATTCGGATGGGACCACCGGATGCGAGCAAAGTGGTTGACCCCGGCTTCTTCGGTGACGGCGACGAACAGGTAGCCGCCGTGCGGACAGACGAACTCGGCCTGCGGCATGGTGCCGCCGGTCGGGGCGTCCACTTCCGACCAGGTGTCATCGATGAGCATGGTGCAGACACCGGCACGATCGATCCGGCAGGACTGTTGGAGCATGCCGGACACGACGTACACGTCTTCGGCCCAGGCAGCGAAGTCGGCGCCGTGCGGAGTGGCCCGAGCGTCGACGTCGGCGATCGGGGAGAAGACGGCATCGATCCCAGCCCGGTAGACGAGATGGTCGTTGACGACGTACACGTCCTGGTCGCCGTCGGGGTAGGTCACGACGTAGGCGTTGCGTGGTTCCCACGCCCGCAGCGTCAGATCGATGATGTCGGTGTCGTTCCACCGTTGCCAGCCACGCCGGGTGTAGAACCCGCCGCGGGGGTCGATGTCGACGTTGAGCAGATCGGGTGATTCGTTCTCGGCCAGTTGGAACTGGTTGCGTCGCAGGTTCAACCCGCCCGTGTAGTCGACCAGGTTGATCGGGTCGAGACGGTTGACCATCTACACCCCGTTCGTCGGCGGGTTGATCACCCAGGACGGGACGCCACCGATGGGGGCGCCGCCATGCATGACGAGGGGGCGATGGTGGATCGGTTCGAGCATGGTCCGCATCTGGTTGCGCAGGTCCCGTTCCCAGCGGGCCAGGTAGACGCCTTCGAGGATCTCGTCTTCCTGGGCGGCGTAGGCCAGGGAGATGGCGAAGTAGGCGAGGGTGGCGTGGAGTCGGGTATCGAGATCAGGGATGTCGGAGGCACCGTTGGACCACACCGGCTGGCGGTAGGCGCGCAGGATCAGGTCGTAGGACTGATCGGTGGCGACCGACGGCCACAGGTACATCTGTCCGGCCCAGATGCTGTAGTAGGCGGGGGTGCCGACCCTGGTGCCAGCCTGGTACAGCGGGGCGAAGTTGTCTTCGGCATTCTCATGGTTAGCCATCGTCAGACGGAAGTTGTCGGTCGCCGAGATGACCGAGATGATCGACGGCAAGTTGAGGTCGGCGGGCAGCGTGATCATGTCGGCCCCGATCACTTTGGCCAACGCCCAGATCTTCTCGTAGCGAGGCCACCGGTTGTCGAACGCCATCGTCCGATCGAACGCTTCCTGCAGGTAGATGTTCAAGATGGCGTCGGGAAGTTCTTCGTCGTCCACTTCCATCTGTTGGCGGACGTAGTTCCGCAAGGACTGGACGTCCACTACTCAGCCTGCTTGGCGACGTGGATGGCGTGGAGCCCGCACCAGCGCAGACCGCTCGCTTTGGTGGCGAACCCGTTGCAGGTGTCGTCGTTGGCGATGCATCTGCCTTGACGTGACTTGTCGCGGTAACCGTACGGGTTGCCCGGTGCCCTGGTCACGGTGGCCGGAGCGTCCCCCCGGTACGGGGCGGTCGACCATTTGGTCGCCAGTTCGACGTTCGGTCCCAGCGTGTTGACCTGAGCGCCGCCTTCGACATGATCTCCGAAAGCGGCATGCTGCAGGGCGACGTTCTCACCGTGCCCCCCGTCGTGGGCATGTCGGTCGTATTCGTTGCCGGTCGGCGGGGTGTTCCACTTCATGATCGCCATTGGTTCCTCCTTGGTCACTGGGGCTGGCTGCCTAGACAACCAGCCCCAGTGTCACCCGTGTTCGTCAGGCGAAGGTGGCTCCGGTGATCTTGAAGTTGCGTCGCCGCTGCCGGGTGGTCGTGTTCCCGTAGGTGGTGATGAAGCTGACCCTGGCATCGATGGCGTTGGCTGCCGGTGCCGCGGCGGAGGCGCCGGGGTTGGCGTTGGCCGTCGAAGCGACCGAGCCGGACAGGTTCGCCGTGAACGGGGACTGCTTGAAGTTGCGCTCTGAGTGCAACGTCATCCCGACGTACTTCGAGTTCAGTCCGAGCGCCGTGCCCGACGGGCAGTCCGGGTCGTAGTACAACGGCACGTTCTTGAACAGCAGGTTCTGGAACCCGAGGTTCGCCTTCGACGTGTCGGTGTAACGGACCTGCGGAGTGAGGCTCGCCTCGTACGCCTCGTACCAACCAGCCCCGGAGAAGATGGCGTCGACATGATCGGAGCCGCCGTCGGAGGCGAGCAGCCACATGTGCCGCAACACCCGCTCCATCTCGCCGCCGTCGTAGGCCCCGGACGGTGCGGTGCCGGGCATCGTGATGGCGACACCTTCGGCGTCGACACCGGTGTTGGCGCCAGCGTCCCACGTCGGCGACCGCCACTGGTTCTCCGGTGCCGGGGAGGCGGCCGGAGTGATCCCACCGGCTGCCGCGGTGGCGTCGATGAGGGTGGTCAGGGCGGTGAAGTCGGTGGTCAGGGCGGAACCGCCACGGGTGCCGTACATCATCGCGACGAGCAGGTCCTTCAACGTGTTCTCGGCCTGCATCACCTTGGCTTCGATCAGGCTGATCGCCTGTTCCTTGCCGTTGTTCTGCGCTTCTTCGAGGCCGGAGATGATGATCGTGGCGTACAACTGACGCCACGGGAACTGGGCGGCGGAGATGCCAGCGACGGCGTTGACAGAGATCTGCTGCCACGGGCCGTAGCTGTTGGCTTCACCAGGACCGAGGAGGAGCGGTTCGACGATGGAGATGCCTCCATCGATCGTGCGCACCCGGCCCTTGCTCATGAAGTACTCCAACAGCGGGCGGCTGTTGAAGAGGTTGTCGGTCAACGACTTGCGGTAGTTGTGCATCGTCGTTGAGAGGATGGTGTCCCAGGTTGCTGGGGTATGGCTGGCAAGTGCCACGGATCAGCCTTTCAATGAGGTTGAACCGCTAGCCGTTTTCGGCCTGCTCGTAAGCAGCCTCGATGGCTTCGCGGAGGGTCATGCGTCCTCCAGCGTCAGCCTGATTGGTGAGTCCGTTGCCTGCTCCGGTGCCGGAGCCGACGACCTGGTTTGCCTGCGTCTTGGCTGTGGTGCGACGCGCCTCTTCGGCGCGCTCCCGCTCCTGTTGGGTGCGGGCCGCTTGGACCCTGGCCGAGATGCGATCGAAAGCCATCGTCTTGTACACCAGTGGCAGCGCTTCGACGCCCAGGTTCATCTGGTACGCCGTCTGCACCACCGTGCGGACATCCTCATCATTCAGGTTGTACTGGCTGCGCAGCCCACCGATGGCACGTTCGAGTTCCTGGTCCGCCTCGCGTTGAGCGATCCGCTCTTCCAGCGACATCCGAGCTTGGCGTTCTTCGGCCAGTTGGCGTTCCAACGGATCGGCGAACTCGTCCTCGGGTGGCGGTGTCGGCGCCTGCTGTCCGGGTGGTTGCCACCCGTATTGCTGGGCCAGGATCTGCAACGTCATCTCCGGGTTGGCCTGCAACGCCTGTTGCAGACGGATCCCGAATTCGGCTTCCTGGCGCTGCTGCGCCAACGCCTGCGCCTTGCGGGTGTAGTCGGCTTCCCGGCTGTACCCCTTCAACGCTTCGCTGTACGGAACCTCTTGGTCTTCACCGTCGACACGGACTCGGACGTACCGGTTGTCAGGGTCGTCGACTTCGACATAGGAGCGAGGCGGCTCGGGCTCGACGCCACCTTCGGGCTGCTGTTCTGCCTCACCCCCGGCGTCCCCGAAATCTCCCTCGGGACCGGCTTCGGCCATCCCCGCTTCGAGCGGGGCTTCGTCCATTGACACAGAGTTCCTTCCGGCGTGCTCAGGTGTTGGGCTGGATCATACGTCTGTCCCCCACGTGGGGGAAGTGTTCGTCAGATAGCTCCGTTCGATCCGAGCATCTGCATCAGCAGTTCAGGTGGGATCTGGTCCATCATCGCCATGTCACCTTCCGGTGCCGTCAGGTTCATCGGCTGCTCCATCGGTGATGGGCCCTGCATCATCTCGGATGGCATCGGCGCGCCCTGTTGCGCCATCTCGGGTGGCATTCCCGGTGGCAGCGCCTGCTGTGGCGGCGCTCCGGCCTGTTCGACGCCCGGCATCTCGGGCTGTTCCTGCTGCATCAGGAAGGGTCCGGCGTCCTTGATCCCGAAGCCTTTCTGCAACACCTGCATGTAGAGGGTCTGCGGGTTGGCGACACCCATCTCCAAGAACGGCATCGAAGCGTCGACCAACTGCAGGGCCGACTGGCGCCGGAACGTCTCGTTCATCGGTTCGGTCGACCCGGCGGCGACGTCGAAGTCGAAGGCGCCTTGGATGTATTCGGCGTCGTAGTTGATCCAGGCCCGGCCGGGCATCGTGACGATGCGGGCCACCTGGTCGCCGGTCATGTACTGCTGCATCAGCCCGATGACCCGTTCGCCGAGACGGGCGAGGGTTGATTCGATCTTGGCGAGGCGGTCCTGGGCGCGGGCGTTGGCGGCGTCTTGGATCATCGCTGCTTCGGTGGCGGTCCGTTTGATCGCGGTCTGTCCGGCACCGCGCTGGTAGTCGGAGACGCCGGACACCCGGTCGATGTCGTTGGTGATGAGGCCGGACTGGTCGTAGAACTCAGACGGCGTGATGACGGCGGGCATCGGGGCGATCACGTTGGCCGGGTTACCGTCGGACATGACAGGGATCATCGTGTTGTCGACGTCCGATTCGAGGGCGGCGATGCCGTCCCGATCGAAGGCATCTTTCTCGTACACCCATTTCCGCTGGAACCGTTTGCGGTGGTTCATCATCTGGGTGCGGGTCTCGTTCAGTTCGAGTTGCAGCGATTCGATTTGGGCGACGTCGCCGATCGGATAGAAGTGGTCGGACACTTCGAAGTTGCGCAGCATTTCGAACGGGTGCCCCATCGAGTAGGGCATCGGACGCGGTTTGATCAGGAACCCTGATTCGTTGTCGGTGTCGTCGGCGTCGAGGGCGAATGTGCAGACGGTGCGCCGTTTGATGTCGTAGAACTCGATGATCTCGCAGAACGACCGGGGCCCTTGTCCGGGGTCGTCGTGGCGGGCGTCCGAGTCTCCCTGCGACGAGGACCACCGCGACCACGATTTGGCGCTGACCTTCTTGCGGGCGGCGGGGGAGTAGCGATCATCGACTTGGACATCCTGGATGGAGCGCCAGATCCGTTGTGCGATCCAACACATCTCTTTCGGGTGGCGGGCATCGGGGTCGACGAACATGTCGAACGGGCTGATGCGTTCGAGGAACGGTCGGTCGTCGTAGACGTACATCTCCGATTCGACGTTGCCTTCAACGTCGTCGCGGTCGTCGATGCCGTAACTGGCGCCGTCTTCAGGATCGGCGAACTCTTTCGAGTCGACCTTCTTCTCTTCGGGTGGCTTGGTGAACTTGTAGCCGCATTTGGCCCAGCCGTGGCCGACGACGAGCCAGTCGTTGACGGAGAGGCGGAACTCGTCGTGGTAGCGGTGGGTGCGCCACATGTAGTTGAGGACTTCTTCGGTGACGACCGCCTGGGGTGCCTTGTCAGGGTTGCGGGCGTTGATGACGAAGCGAGGGTTGTTGACGGCGACGGAGGGGGCGATGACGTTGATCGTGGAGAAGATCAGGTTAACGATCAGCTTGTCGCCGGGCAGGTTCGACTGGTACTGCTTGCCCCGGTACAGGTCGATGTACCGTTTCCATTCGTCTTCGTAGCCTTCGCCGGACCGCCAGTTCTTCGACCGCTTGATCTCGTCGCGGTACATCTGGAGGCGGTTGGACAGCTTCATCGGCCAGCGTCCTCCAGGTAGGCGCCCCTGTCGAGCAGGACCATATAGACGTCGGAGAAGTGTTCGGCGTCGATCGGCACGCCCTGCTCCTGGATCTTCTCGGCCAGTCGGAACGTCAGGGGGCTGTACCTGACGTGCGCCGTGTGGACGCAGGCGTTGGAGTGATCGAGGTGGAAGTTCTGGCGGAAGGCCCAGAGGAGGATCTCGGTGAGGTCGCTCATCCCGACCAGTCCTGACTACCCAGGTGGGCGATACCCGGCCGGTTCACGTCCCCCACGTGCTCGGCAACGAAGTCGGCGTTGGTGCGAGCGGAGAAGTTGCCGCGCCCGTAGTTGAATCCGCCGCCACGCCAGCCGAAGCCGACTGTGGCGACGCGGCAGCGAAAGCACAGGTCCCGGTGTTCCTCCGCTTCCTTACGCCTACACGTTGTGCAGATCATGCGTGGGCACCGGCCGCCCAGGCACTCGATGACCAGTTGAACCGGAACCCGCCAACCTCGATGTATTGGCCGGTCGTCCAGGCGCTGGTCGGGGAAGCGACGAACCCGAGTCCGGCGAGGCGGGCGGCGTTCGTCGAGTCGGAGGCGACGACGGTGGTTTCGGGGGGGAACTCGGCGTACGGGGTGGCGGCGCTCTTGCGGGCCCCCGACCGGGCGTCGCCCCAGATCTGGTGGGGCAACGTCTCGTAGCCGCGCATCGCCCAACGGGCGCTCTTGCGGTGATGGGTGCGACCCGCCGTCGGGTTCCGCTGCATGTCGAGTCGGATGAGTGGCATCAAGCCCTCCCTCGTTGGGTGATCGGGTCACGCACCCATTGCTTGCCGATCGGTTCGGGCCGATCGAACTTCTTCGGTGCGATCTTGGCGAGCACATCATCGCCGTACAACTGTCGCTCGTACCAGCCCATCGTTCCCGGTCCCGGTTCGCGCTCGGGTTCGTACTGCTTCAACCAGACGTGTTTGCACATCTGGTTGGTGATGGCGAGGCTGATCGTGCGGTCGTCGAACGGGGAGCCGGTCAGCTTCCCGCTGTCGTCGCGCACGAAGGTGCGGAGTTCGGCAACGGTCTCGACGTCCCACAGGGTGCAGGCCTTCTCGCGCAGCGCCATGTTGAGTTCATCGATCATCAACGGTTTGGAGATCGATGTGGTGCGCCAGCCAAGGATGTCGGTGGGGATCGACTTCTTGTAGCGCGGCGACCGCTGCATGTACAGCGGGTGGTAGTGGATCCGGTAGAGCGCCTTGACAGTGGTGAGACCGTGGTTGTTGTTCTCGACTCCGATGAGAGCCTTCTGGTACATCCGTCCGAGTGGAGCGAGGACGTCGGTGCCGAACAAGTCGGGGTCGATGCGTCCGTGCCAGTGGGCGACGACGTGTCCGTCGCGGGCGTTGATGACATGGGCGGACGAGTAGTCGCCGTGTTCCATGCCTTGTGACGGGTCTGCTCCAATGGCGTAGCGGCCTTCCGGGTCTGGCCATTCCCAGACCCGGAGCGGACCGCCGGGTTCCTCGACGTACTGCCATTGCCGATGCTTGGCCAAGTAACCGCGGGTCACCGGGTCTCGCAGTTCGAGGGCTCGGAGCACTTCCAGCGAGAAGACGGGATGCCCTGATTTGAGGAAGGCGTCGTCAGGGTTGTCGGGGTACTCCTGCGCCATCTGCCATTCGGGCAGATCCTCTTTCTTCTTGTCGTACCACTCCTGGGTGCGACCGTTGGCCCACCACGGATGGAACATCGCTTTGAACCGGTTGGTGCCGGTGGTGGCCCCTACCCACAGGGAGTGGAACAGGTTGCCTTCACCTTGGGCGGTGGACAGGGCGATGATGCGGCCGCCGACGTCAGCGATGGGCTCGATGGATGACCAGGCTTCATCGCTGTTGGGCAGGTATGCCAACTCGTCGACGACCGCTAGGTACACCGATTCACCACGTGCCGGGTCCGACAGTGAGGGGAGTGATTCGATGTACGACTCGTTGGCGAACTCGATCTTGGTCTGGGTCATGTTGATCGGGGGACCGCGGAACTTCATCCATTCGGGCATGAAGCGGTAGCCGTACTTGGATTTGGCGAGCAGTTTGATGGCGTCGCGTTCGGTCCTCGACAACATGACGACGGTGCGGTCGCTGTAGAAGAAGGTGAGCCAGAAGGCGTAGGTGGCGACGAGGGTGGAGAAGCCGACCTGGCGTGCTTTCAGCATCAGGCTGTAGCGGTTGTTCATCCACAGATCGACCGAATCGACCTGGGCTTGGAACAGGTCGAATGGGATGCGGCCGCGGTCGGGGTGCTTGATGTACCAGTAGCGGTGACAGAAGTAGGTGAACGCTTCGAGGAGCCGTTGCGGGTCCTGGGTGTTGGGGGAGCATTTCCGCCATTCGCGTTCTTCGAGGAGTTCTTTCAGGTCGTAGTCGGCGGCGGTGGTCATGTCAGCGAGTACGGCGGGATCATGTCGAGGAACAGCAGCGGGTTCGCCGTGTCGGGGTTGTTGTAGGCGCCGAGAACGAGCAAGCCAGCCGCCGAGATCGAGACGTTGATGAGGTAGTTCTGCTGCTGCCCCGATTTGCGGGCGCCGAGTTGGTAACGCAGCGCAGCCGGGGGGCGCGCCCCGACCGGCAGGGTGGCCAACGTCCCCCCGGCGAAGGTGCCGGTGAGGCTGCCAACGCCACGGATGTAAACGAGGTCCCCGATGACGCGGTAGGCGGGGACGTGGGATGCCGGTTCAGCCACCCAGCCGAGGCCGAGGGTGAGGGGCGTCCACGTCCCGGTCGGTGTGGTTTCCAGCGCCATCGGCCACGGCGACCCGGCCGCCTCGAAGATCGGCTCGGCGTAGTAGCTGGCGAACGCGGGCAGGGTCGTCGGGTACGCCCCGGCTGTGTTGCTGTAACGGAAGTCGATCCACTCCACATCAGCCGTGTTGGTCACGGCTTGCTCGGCCGAGTTGCGTGGAATCCCGGCTTCTGGGGTGGTCCCGATCGTGAACGTCCACGTCGACATGGCACTGACCAGCACTGGCGTCGTGAAGAACACCGAGAACTGGCCGGTCGTCGTCTGGGTGTCAGCGACCTCGGCCTGGTTCGACGTGTCGGAGTCGCGCCACGCCCTGAAGTGCAGCGTCGCTGATGACACGGAGCGTCGCCGGTAACGGATGCCGGTGACGCGACCGGCCCGGAGGAAGCGAACCTTCATTCCGCCTTCGTGGGTCGACGCGCCTTCGTTGTTGGGTACGTCGGCGATGGTGGGGCTCTGCGCGGCGCCGTAGCTGACGGCGATCTTCGGGCCGTACAGGTCGTCTCCGGTGGTGTCGATGTAGAAGTCGCCGAGCACCCCGTCGCCTTCGTCGGGCGGTCCGGCCCCGACGAGGATGGTTGACCCACCGCCGCCTTCGGCATCTTCGCCGGGCGGTCCGGCGGGGCCGACCGGTCCGGGCACGCCAGCGGAACCGGTCGGTCCGGTCGGTCCGATCGGGCCTGCGGGCCCGGTGGGTCCGGCAGGTCCGGCGGGCCCGGTCGGTCCGGCCGGTCCGGGTACGCCTCCGACTTCTCCGATTTCGTCGATGCGTCGGTCGACGGTGGCGATGCGTCGGATCAGGTCGTAGTCGGCGCGTCGAGACGAGGGTGATTTGGTGTCGGGCTGGAAGCCGTTGCCGTTGTTAGGCATCGGTGCGGGTGGTCAGTTCTTGTTCGGCTCGTTCAGCGAGGATGGCGAGCAGTTCGTCGTCGGGGAGATCTTTGGCGACGCCGCGGGTCACGGTGACGTCGACCTTCTTCGGTCTGATGGCGTCGATCGCTTCGAGGTATGCCTTGGCTGCTTGGACTTGTCTGGGGTCGGTTCGGTCGACGGCGGTTTCGTGGAGTCGTTCGACGACTTCTTGCGCCTTCTCGGGGGAGCCGACGACCTTGCGATATTGCTGTTCCCATTCGGTGAGGAACGTGGCGTCGCGCTTCCAGCGGTAGAGCGTCTGTTCTCCGAGCCCCAGCTTGGTGGCGAGGTCCTTGTACGTCAGCGGGTCGCGGGCTCCGGGCGGGGTACAGAGCCACTCGATGAAGTGCTGTCGCCGCCAGTCGTTGTCGGGGACGCGCTGGGACACGGCCTCCAGTATGGACGCTGACTACCCAGGTAGTCAGCCCCCAAGGTTGAACGGGGGTGTATAACGGGGTTATAACTGTGTTACCCCCCTTGACACTCGAGTGGGGGGGTGATACATTGATGGCATGAGGAACACACAGCAGAAGGAACGGGGCCCCGAGTGGGTCACCGTGCAGTTGCAGATCCGTGTCCCCTGGTGGAGACGCGAACAGTTGCAGGACGAAGCCCGCACGCTCGGCGTGTCGCTGACCGACCTGCTCGCCGACGCCGTGGACCGGGTGTACCCACCGAAGCCCCCGTCGTGAGAGTGGTCGGTGTGGACCCTGGCGTGACGGGGGCGCTGGCGCTGCATGTCAACGGATCGCTCGAAGACATCCAGGACATGCCGGTCCACGACACCCGTGTCGACGGGGCCGCCATCTCCGTGCTGCTGACCCGATGGGCGCCCGACTTCGTGTTCATCGAGAACACCCAGCCGATGCCGCGCAACGGTGTCGTCCCCAGCTTCAAGCTGGGCCTGAACACGGGCATCGTGATCGGTGTCGTCCAGGCGCTGCAACACCCCCTGATCAGAGTGAGACCACAGACGTGGAAGGGAAAGATGGGAGTGAGCAGGATGGACAAGAACGGGATCCGCGGCGTGGTCCGCGAGATCTACCCGAGTTGGGCTTCGTGTTTCGCACGGGTGAAAGATCACGACCGGGCCGAAGCGGTGCTGATCTCGCGCTACGGCGTGACGGTCAACTTGCAGGAGGCCAACGCGTCATGACTGAAGCGCTGACCGGAACCCCGTGGCTCGCCGTGTTGGACAAGGTGAAGCGATCCACGAACGACGACACGACCCGCGTGTTGGCCGCCATGTTGTGGGATGTGCTGGCCAACAGCCACGACCGCAAGGTCGATGAGATCGTCGATGCCTACGCCTTGAAGCTGTTGGGGACGCTGACATGAGCAGCATCGACATCTCCGAACTGGACGACGAGAACGAGTCCCGTCGTGATTTCCGCCGAGCCAACGGGGCGCCGCTGGTGTCGGACCCGGAGAACCCAGAGAAGACGCTGCGGTACAGCCGTCCCTCGTCGTACGCCAAATGTCTCGACGACGAGGAAGCGTTGGTCAACTGGCGGTTGTTCAAGGCGATGGACGGGGTGGCCCGCTCGCCTGCTTTGCAGACCCAGATCGTCGCTTGCAAGGACGACGACCGGGTGGAGAAGAAGATGCTGCGGGAACGGGCACTCGATCGGGGTAACGCCAACGAGCGTGCCGATCAGGGCACCGGGCTGCACGCCATCTTGGCCCGCATCGATGACGCCACCGATGTCGACTTCTCTTGGCCACCGCAGTACGACGACGACATCTCGGCGTACCGCAACGCGATCGACGAGTTCGGGTTGATCCCGGAGATGATCGAGGTGCCGTTCGTCCATGACGTCTACCGGGCTGCCGGGACGGCGGACCGGATCTACCGTCTGTCGAAGCCGTTGCTGATGCCGAACGGCCGATGGTTGGACGTGGGGGAATTGGTCTGCGGGGATTTGAAGACCGGCAAGAAGCTGGACTTCTCGTTGCCGGGTTACGCCGTCCAGTTGGCGATCTACGCCCAGGGCAAGTTGTACGACGTGGTGACGGAACGGCGTCTGCCGACGCCGCCGATCTCGCACGCTTTCACGATCCTGGTGCATCTGCCGGTCGGGTCGGGTCGTTGCGAGATGCGGTGGTGTTCGGTGGAGACCGGGAACTACGGCGCCTGGTTGGCGTCGGAGGTGCGCCAGTGGCGGAACCGTTGGAAGAAGGGCGAGTACGACGCCCCGCTGATCCCGGAGCCGACCGAGGTGGTCTCGGTGACGTTGGCCCCGGAAGGGGCGATCGAGGTTGACATCGACATGATGTTGAACTGGTGTCGTCGCCGGACTGCCGCGATCGCTGCTCATGAGGGGGCGCGAGAATGGTTGGTGTTGCGTTGGCCTGCCGGGCTGCCGACGCCGAAGCAGGGCGGTCACACCTGGGAGCAGGTGGACGAATTGGTTGAATTGTTGGATCGGACCGAGGCGCAGTTCTCGATCCCGTTCGGGGATCCCGATCCTCGTTTGATTCCCGGAGTTCACAAATCCAAGGTCCTCAGTAAATGATCCTGGAAGCACAGGAACCAACATATAAAGGAATGGCATGAGCGATAATGTGAATGATTTCCTCTTCGGAGGTGGCGGCCGTGCCGCCAAGTTCGAGAACATCGGCGACAAGGTGAAGGGCATCATCACTGATGTCGATGTCGTCCAGCAGACCGATATGGACACCAACCAGCCGTTGACGTGGGCGGACGGTCGCCCCCGGATGCAGTTGGTGGTGACGTTGGAAACGGGTGAGCGGGTCGACGACAACGATGACGGGATGCGCAAGGTGTACGCGAAGGGTGGCCGTTACGAGGTCGCCGAGGGGACGGGGACGTCGATGAAGGACGCCATCGCTGACGCTGTGAAGAAGGCGGGGGCGGGTTCGTTGGACGCTGGGGCCACGTTGGTGGTGGCTCACACGGGTCTGGCGAAGCGGACGAACCGTGGCTTCAACCCGGCGAAGTTGTACCGGGCGCAGTACGAGGCGCCGGTGAAGACGGTCTCGGGCGCCGACCTGTTCGACGACTGATGGTCACGATCCGGCGTCTCGAACCGAGCGTGCAGATCCGTCTGCCGCAGGGGCGGGCGCCGGATCGTTTCGGTCGTGTGTTCACGGTGGTGCGGCGTCGGCGGTCGGACTTCCCTCCGCCGACGCCGCAGCCGACACCGTGTGTGTTGTGGCAGGGCTCGGTGGATCGCAACGGCTACGGCCGGATGAAGCGCACGGTGGACGGCAAGCGTCTGACGGTGGCGGTGCATCGGTGGGTGATGGAGCAGGTGAAGGGTCGCCCGCTGCGACCGGATGAGGTGGTGTTGCACGCCTGCGACAACCCGACGTGTTTCCGGGTGGGGCACCTGTCGGTGGGCACGGTGCAGGACAACAACGCCGACATGCGGGCGAAGGGGCGGGGGACTGCGCCACCGGTGAACCGCTACCAGGGTGAGTGTCATCCGATGGCGAAGCTGTCGGCGCAGCAGGTGCGCCGGATCCGCAGCCACCACCAGTCAGGCCTGTCGTCGAAGACGATCGCCGAGATGTTCGATGTGTCGGTGTCGACGATCAGGCGGATCAACAAGGGAGTGTCGTGGCGTCCGCCGACGGTGGATTTGCTGGCTCCCCCGGAAGCGCCTGCGGGCGCTTCTAGCGTACGTCGCCTGTCAATACCGAAGAAGTAGCAGGTCAGAGGACTACGCTCCGGACCAGCCTCCCGGATGGTCCGGAGCGTAGTCGAGTTGTCAAGTGGATGCAAGGAGGTTGCGATGGATGGTCAGGATGCGTTGTTCGAGGGGGGCCCGCCGGAGCGGGCGGTGCGGGCGGTGGAGCCGCCGGGGTCGTTGGTGCCCCGTCCGCCAGGCTGGTTCCTGTTGGCGAACCGGGCCGGGCCGAACGGGTTCCATCTGGCCAAGGCGATGGGGCCGTTGGGGGTGGTGCGCACGGTGTGCGGGTTGACGGGGCGGAAGATCACCGAGTCGGAACGTGCGATCATCTTGTGCCCGGCCTGTGAGGCTGCTGGCTCGTAGACGGAAGAACCCCCAGGGTGTTGGGGCCCTGGGGGTTCTCACCCAAGCAGGCCGGAACCAACGGCCACGCTGACCAACCGCTGAAAGGAAGTGGTCATGAAGAACGCTAGCCGACCGTCGCAGGTGGTGGCGGCATGAACATCGATCGCCGCGACTGCTTCTACGTCCCTGGCTCGATGCAGGAGCAAGCAGACGCCTGGTCCGACGACAAGTTCTTTGCGCTGGCCGAGATCTCCTGTCGGATCGACTGGAACCGCTCCAAGTTGGGTCATCCGGACTACGACCAACAGGTCATCGAACGCGATCTCCGCTACCTCACCGCCCTCTACCTGCAGGGGCTGACTTCGTGATGCCCGCCGACATACCACACCCGGTGCTGGAAGCCGCTCTGGCGTACTCAGGAGCCGGTTTCCGGGTCCATCCGGTGCGTTGGCGGTCGAAGGTGCCGCTGATCCCTGAGTGGACCACACGGGCCTCTGTGGAGCGTCAGGACGTGGTGGGCTGGTTCCACGACCCGAAGTTGAACGTGGGGATCGTGGCTGGGCCGCAGCCGAACGGCCAGAACCTGCTGGTCATCGACATCGATCCGTTGCACGGCGGCGAGTTGACGTGGAAGGCCCTGCTGCGTGAGCACGGAGCAGGCGATCTGGCGAAGGCGGCGATCCATCGGACGGCACGCAACGGGTGGCACATCTTCTTGGCCGTGCCGGACGGGTTCGTGCTGTCGAATTCGGCGGGATTGTTGGGGGCCGGGATCGACGTGAAGTGGGTGGGTGGCCAGGTGGTGGCGCCGCCGTCGGTGTGGCTGGATCCGTCGACAGGGGAGTTGTTGGCGTACACGGCGCAGCCAGGATGCGGGTTGGCGGACCGTCCGGTGCTGGTCGAAGCACCGGGGTGGCTGCTCGATCTGTTGTTGCGTCAGCAGGTGATCATCGAGTCGATCGGGCGGCATCCGTCGCAGTTCAAGCTGGACGATTCGGTCGCTGACCTGGCCAGACAGGGCTGGGACTGGTGCGGTGAGATGGTCGCCGACGGGTGGGTCGTGTCCCACCAGCGTGGTGATCAGGTGTTCGTGACGAGGCCAGGGAAGTCGGTCCGGGAGGGCCATTCGGCGGTGATCCATCTGGACTCGGGGCATCTGGTGGTGTGGTCGACGTCGGTGCCGTCAGAGTTGGCCCGCCCGTTGCGCCAGGGCCAGGCGAACCGGGACGGTTCGTTGTCGTGGTCGCCGTGGGACTACATCGTGGCGGTCCGTTGTGGCGGGGACAACAAGGCGGCGGCTGCGCTGGTGCGGGGTACGGTCCCGCTCCCAGCGCCCGCCGGGGGGCAGGTGCGGGCGGTCCCGCCCGCCACGGTTGACGATACGCCGGGGGGTGTCGGTCCCCCGGTCGACCGGTTGCCGATGTTGCCACCCGAGTTCTGGGAGCATCCGATCAACGCTCACATCTTGGCGGCGGCGAGGGCGCGCCGTTGCGGGCCGGACGCGCTGGCCCTCAACGTCTTGTTGAGGGCGGT